AGGCGGCGAGGGACGGAAAGGTCGGTTGGGGAGCCGAGAACCTCGGCAACGTGGTCATCAAGCGCGTTCGAACTGTCGAGTCGAGGATTGGTGCGATCGGTATCGCCCACAAGATCGACTTCACGCTCGAACTGACGCGCTACGGCGATGACCTGGTGTCTGTCCCCCCTGGCGATTGGATACCCGTCTGATGAGCACCTACATTACCAAGATGTTCGATCGGCTCGACCGCATCTGCTACGACCGGTACGGGTCCAACAACAACCAGATCACTGAGTGGGCCATCGACCAGAACCCTGGCCTCGAGCTGTACGGGATCTTGCTCCCCCTCGGGATTACCATCAATCTTCCGGACCCACCGCGGGCGATCACCGCGGCTCCGGTGCTCAAGCAATTCTTCCTCTGGAAGTAATTCCACCTGGCTCAGTCAGTCGTAGCTGCTTCTTCTGAATAAGCCCCGCGTCATCGTGGCAGGCAACTATGTTTGAGTCGGATAGGCAGTCCTTCGGGGCGGCCGTTTTCGTTTTGGAGGCTGTGCGTGTCTACAGGTTACACCCCGATCTACCGGATCTACAAAGACGGGGTCGACATCACCGATCGCTTCAATGATCGGACCACCCAGATCAAGATCGAACTCATCGCGGGCGGTGGCGAGGGCGACCGCTGCGAGATCGTTGTCGACGACCGTGATTGGCTCATCGCCAGACCATATGGCGGCCAGAAAATCCAAGTCTGGCTCGGCTATCAGGAGGTCGGACTCGCCTACATGGGCACCTTCGAGATCGACGACGTTCTCTTCGAGGGCATGCCGCGGGCGATCCAGATAACCGGCACCTCGACCGGCTTTAACGACATCAAGAAGTCGCCCCAGATCGCGAACTACGACAACAAGAGCGTGGCCGAGATCCTCGGCGAGATTGCGGGCCAGTCCGGTCTCGGCATGTCCATCTCTGAGAGCTTGGGCAGCCTGAAAATCCCTTTCAAGAACCAAGTCGTCAGCAACCTCCACCTCATCCACGAGCTGGAACGCATGACCGGTGCTGTCGGCAAGATCGTCGATGGCAACCTGATGTTCGTTCCCAGGGACTCCACAAACAGTGCGAGCGGCATCGCCCTTCCGACGCTGGTCTTGCAGTCGGAGCATTTCGGCACGTGGAAGGTCCGCCACACCGCGCGCCAGGATTTCTCCGGCGTGAAGACGCGGTGGTGGGACGAAACAAGCAAATCATACAAGACCGTCGAAGCAGGAATCACCGGCCTGCTCGAAGGCGGCGCTGGCGATAAGCCATACCCACTCGCCGGCGTCTTTAAGTCGGCAGAAGAAGCCCTTGTGGCTGCTCAGTCGAAGGCGAGGGCTTTCAAGAGGGCAGAGATCCAGGCCAACTTCGACCTCGCAAAAGGCGATCCATGGATCCGAGACCAACAAACCATCATCGTCACCCGCATGCGGGATGGCATCAACGGTTCCTACGTCGTGGATAAGGCGATCCACACGTACATCAAGAGCACAGGCATCAAATCAGCACTCGAATGTCGTTCCCCAGGGGACGGCGTCGACTACAGCGACCGCGGACCTGACTGGCTGCTCACGCCAGATCCTGGCGAGCCGATGGGCACAGTTCTGCGCCTGACGCCGGACGACCTGTAAAAGGAAAAAATGTTCAGTAGAGAGATTGTCGACGCCATCGTGCAGGCGGCGAATGCTAACGGCTGGCCTGCGCATCGGCTGCTTGCAGTCGTGGAGTGCGAGACTTCGGGCAAGCCGTTCGAACAGGACGGGCACACCCCATCGCTCCTGTTCGAGCGTCACAAGTTCTATTCGGAGCTGAAACAGCGTCAGCCGAGCAAGCTGAACGATGCGATCTCCGCCGGTCTGGCCATCCCGAAGTGGAGCCGGGCCACCCAGTACAATGACCAGGGCAACTCGTCTGGCCGCCTCGCCGTGATCGCGAAGGCAAGGCAGATCGACGATGAAGTCGCCAACAGAGCGGCGTCGTGGGGCCTCGGCCAGACCATGGGGTTCAATGCCGAACGTCTGAAATACGCAAACGCGACCGCAATGGTGGCGGAATTGTCCAACGGCGTGGCCGAGCAGATCGACGCAATGGTTCGCGAGGTCAAGGCCAGTCGACTCGACAAGCACCTCGTATCGGGTGACTTCGAATCCTTCGCGCGCGGGTACAATGGCGCCGGTTACAAGCAGAACAACTACGATGTTCGAATGCGAAACGCATCCGATCAGTGGGAGCGTCGGCTGGCAAGCGGGGATCTCCATCCGTTGCCCGACAAGGACATCACACTGCTCTATCAGAACAAGCTGAAGGCTCTGAACTACCCGGTCGGAACAATCGACGGCGTCTGGGGAGACCTCACGACAGGGGCAACGTCAGCCTTCCAGCGTAAGCAGGGATTGAAGGTCACCGGCCACCCCAATGACGAGACGACAGCGATACTCGGCAAGACGACAGAAAGTCGAGACGTTGGCCGTGAGCGTGAAGGCGCAACAGCACGAGATTTGCGAGCGGCCGGGTCAAAGACCATATCGACTGCGGATAAGGGATCGCTGATCTCCAAGATCGTGGTTGGAACAGGCATCGTCGGCGGCGCTTCGCAGACTGGCGCTATCGATAGAGCCAAGGATGCTGTCGGGCATATGCACACGCTCAAGAGTGTTCTGGACCCTGTTCATGACCTTGCAATTGGCCTCGCACCATACTGGTGGGTCGGTGTCATCGCGGTTGGCGTTGTCACCTGGAAGCTATACGGCGACATCATCCAGCGCCGGCTGCACGACCATCAGATGGGCGTCCATCTCTGATGAGAATGAAGGACGTGGTCGCCTGGAAGTTTCAGGCGGCATCTGAAAACAAAAATCCTCCAGACACCAATCGGTGCCTTGCGCCGATTGAACCATTCGAGGCCAAAAATGGCACAGGACGCTGATGAAATGCACGAGACTGTCGCAAAGATCAATCAACAGGTCATCGGACTAGAGCGCGGCCACGATGCCTTGCGGCAGGAAGTCCACGCCATCGATCAGAAGATGGCGAATGGATTTATTGCTGTCGATCAAAAGATGGCCAACGGCTTCGCAGTTGTCGACCAGAAGATCACGTCGAGCTTCAATGCGATTGCAAACAAGCTGGATCAAAAAACAACGCCACAGTGGCAGGCGTATGGTGTTCTGGCCAGTGTCCTCGTAGCGATCGGCGGCGCGTTATTCTATCCGATCCGCGAAGCATCGAACAAGCATGATGCAATGATCGAGGCTGTCCGTAGCCAAGTGGTTACCCGCGCCGAGCAAGAGCGGATATGGAACGCCCAAACTGAGAAGGAGAGGACTGCTGAAGAGCATCTCCGGTTGGTGTGGGATCACATCAACAAGACTGAGAATGAACTCAGCTATCTGAAAGGTCAGCGCATCCAATCCACGCGGTGACGCACTGCTTCCCACGGCTGCCCGCACAACCAGCCATGGGAGGAACCTCTTACAATCAAAATGCATGAGGAGAATGAATGCGCAGGCAGTGCTCCGTGCATGAACTTTTCACAAACTTTCTGGAATCCTCTCAGGATGAACGAAGTCCCGAGAGCTTAGACCATCGTCTCAGCGCGATGGAATTTCAACTCCAAGAGATCAAGGAGATCTTAATGTCCCTAACTCCCGAAGTTCAGGCTCTGGTCAGCGAAGTTGCAGCCTCGAAGGCTGCGACCCATTCCGCGGTTGCCAAGCTTGGAGAACTCGGAGTGCAGATCGGCGACCTGACGGCCAAGCTTGCGGCGATCGTGCCGGCAGCTCCGATCGACGCCGAAGACCTGGAGGCCATCAAGGCAGCCACGGCATCCCTCGGTGAAAGCGTTACGGAGGTGAGTGCCGCCCTGGTTCCTGCGCCTGCCAATACATCGGTCGATCCGGTCGCGGATCAGGCTAAGGTCGACCCTAGCGATCCATAGTTGCAGAGCACGCAGCGATAGCGCTCCCGCCTAACTGACCTGGACCCTCGCCATCGGGCGGGGGTCTGGCTAGGTATCGGTTCCAAATATTGTCAACGATCGTCGCGATCCAGGCGCAATATGCTTCAGCCAAATTGAATGGAATGCGGCTTGCTCTATGTCCGCCTTACTCCGATATCGTCCGAGTGTTGCGCTGCGGAAAAATTTCGCCATGTGCCAAAGCCGGAAGTCGCTGCTCTCATTCGATCATCGCGTCCGCGCGGGCGAGCAGCGTCGGCGGAATATCCAGACCTAGTACGCGGAATCATAGCTGAGTGATACGTCGATCCTTGAAACGAGTGTGACGATTCCTCCTTTCACTGTGTACGTGGATGAAGGCATCGACCTATGTTCCAAGAAAAGTGTACTAGTGCCTTCGCGGCTTTGAGATTGATGAAAAACTCGAACTTGGTCGGAAATTGCACGGGAAGTTCGCTTACTTTGCTACCTTTGAGAATCCGCCCAGCGTATACAACGCGGTGCACCCGACCAAATCTGCGGCGGCTCCTCAGAGCGCCTTCTCAAAATGAAAACGGGTCAAGCCGCCGCCCGCCTGCTTAGCGGTCATTGTCTCCGCAACTTCCGTTCGGATTTGCTGAAATCCACTCTTTCGATAAAACCTATCAGCTGCTTTCTGAATCTGGACAGTGCTCACAATCATCTTTGTGAATCCGAGCGAACGCGCTTCTGCCTCCACAGTCAAGCATACGTTGCGCGATGCCTAACCCGCGGTAGCATTCATCGAGGTACATCCGACGAAGCTCGGTGTCGCTGACGCCGCGGCTTTCGATACCGAACGAACCGATAATCTCGTTTACGCTTTCGACAACCCAAAAGGCGTTGCGCTTTGTCTCGGAAAACACCTCGAGAAGTTGCTTTAGCTCACCATCGATTGTCATCGCGATGTATTGCTCGAATAACTTCTCCATCCCAACGGGCGCTAGTTCTCGATTGATGCGCGTCCAAAGCGTAGCGACCGAGTTATGGTCCGCTGGCTGGTATCTGCGGAAGGTGCCGGGGTGTGGCGTGCCAATCATAGCGTCCTCAAGTGCGAGCCGTCCTTGAGACGGCCGGCTCCAGGAACCGGCGTATCAGATGTCATAGAGGGTCCCAAATTTCTCGCAATGCCCGCAGCTCGTCCTTCATTGGCCTTGGTCTTCC